CTATTCGGCGTTGCGCGCGACCAATCCGTGCTCCCGCAGCGCTTCCAGGACCCGGTCGAGCGTGGCCCGCGCTTCAACATCCCGGACGTTTCCACCCAAAGCCGGGGGGATCGCCGCCTGTTGCGCTCCAACGACCTGGACCCCACCCAACTTCACGACAGAACCACGAAGCTCCCCGAGCCGCCAAGTGCCCGACAGCCGCCGCACGGGAAGCCCTTCGCTGCGGCTCCACAACAGCATGCCTTCGCACCCGCGAAGGAACCGCCAGCCGCCGGGGGACCAGGCGGCGATCCGATCGGCCTGCCCCGCCCAAGCCCCGGTAGGCGCGTCGCCCACGATCCAGCACTGGCCGGCGCCGGGTGCGGGCGGCGGCTCGTTCTCGCCCACCGCTTCGACCTCTGGGTGGAGGAGAATGTCGAGCGCAAGCAGCGCCTCGTTATGCGTGATTTCCTTCTGGGCCTGGCCGGCGTGGAGCAGGGGCAGGGCAAATCGAGCCGTCGAATCGGTCATGGCAGCCTCGCGTCAGGGAAGAAGAAGGGTGACCGGTGCCGAGGAGCCGTGCGCACCGATCTGGCGTACCTCGATCCGCAACGGGCTCGCGGGAACCAAGTCGCTTGGGATGCGGAGCGACGGTGCCGTACAGCCGAGGCGGATGATGCTCCCGTCGGCGCCTACCACCCGCACGTCATAAGCCTCGGCATCCTCGCTGAGTGATACGTCCGGACCATCGCGCCACCGCCACCAGTTCCGGCTGCGCCGCACCCATTCCAGCTGAACTGCACCATCTGCGAGGACGCCCGCGGCGAGATGCACGGGCGACGGCGGACACAGCGACCAGCCGGTCACCGGCACCTCCAGGGCCGTACTGTCCGGGCCATCGCCGATCCCCGCCGCCCGCAGCCGGAGCTGCACGCCCGCTCCGACGCGCTTCGGCTCCAACCAGTGCAGCGCGTCGGCATGAACCAACGCGAACCGATCGCCGACACGCTGCGAGCCGATCGCCGCCTCTGTTCCCCGTCGACCACGCCATAGCCGGCGCAGTTGCCAGCGCCCCGGCGCCACCTGCACTGCGTCGCCGAACTGAAGTAGCTCGTCACCAACCACCGCCAGGTTCGCGCCAAGGTCCAGGGCAGCGGCGGTCGCACCCGTCAGCGCCACCTCGTCGTGCGGGAAGGCAACCTCGATGGTCGAGCGCCGATCCTCCAAGGTGGCTGGCGCCTCTTCTGGAAGCCGGAGCAGCGTCCCCAGCACCGCAGGCGCACCGGTACTGCCGATCGCCTCCCAGCTCTGCCCGTCATCCTCGCTCGCCAGCAGTGCTGCCCGGCGCCAGCCCGGCAGCACCCCCGATGCCAGGATCGCCATTCTCGGAACCACACGCGCTTTCCCATCCAGCAACGGCAGCTCGAACGCCGTCAGCCGCGTCGGCCCGTGCAGCGCATCCACCGCCAGGTTGGCGCGCCCGCTCGATGCCGCACGTACGGCGATCGGGGCGCCTGCGATGCGTTTGAGCTCCAGCTTCAGCACCATGCGTTCGAGCGTCCACCCGACCACCCGCCACTGGCCCGGCTCCCCCAGGATCGTCACGCGATCGCCCGGCGCGAGCGCCGCCTGCCTCCAGTCGATCGCGACGCGCCGCGTCTCTCGCGCCAGGTCCAGCGCTTCCACCGCGCCGGCCGCCAGTCCACGGGCGCGGTCCGCGTCCAGAACCGCCGGTAGCTCGATCCGCTGCGCCCTGCCGCTCGCGCTCGCGCGGATCGCGCGCTGCACGCCCGTCTGATAGTCGCGTGCCGCATCATAATAGCCGATCGTGACCTCGCCGGGCGCGGTATCGCTCGCCGCGATCGTCCGCACACCCCGCCCTGCGCGCTCGCCATCGACGTGCACACCCGCATCCTCGATCGGGATGGCCGCTCCCGAACCGCCGCGTACCCCATCCTGCCCCAGCCAATAGCCCGCCGGGCCCAGCAACCCCTCCACCGCTGCCCGGACGCTGTCGCCCTGTGCCGAATAGCCGATCAGCGGCAACACGCCCTCGCCTGGGGGAATCGCACCAGCGCTCAGTTCCTCGACGACCCCGCCTATCGCGACCGGCGCTGCATCCGCCTCTACTTCGAAGGTGAGCGACGGATGCGGTTGCCGAAGTCGGCGAGCTGCACCCCTTCGAACACCACATAGGCACACCCCCGATGCCCCGGCGCCAGCCCGGCACCTTCCGCCGCCGCAATCAGCGGATCCGGCTGCTGGTCCTCGCCGCCGGGATGCAGGCGAAAGCCGGTCTGCGTCTTCCAGTCGCCGGCCGCTCCGCGCAGCAGCTTGCCGTCCGCCCAGATGCGTCGCACCCCCCGGATCGGGCGCCCGGAGAGCAGCACTGCAAAGTTCGCGGAATAGCTATAGCGCGTGACGCTCGGCTGGCCCTTGCCGGCGCTGTCGGTGCTGCGCGCCTCGATCAGATCGGTCGCCCAGATCACCGATCCCGCGACCCGCATCCTGCCGAACAGCCGCGGGATCTGCGTCGCGTAGGAGGATGTCTGCACCGCCAGTTCGGTGAGCCGCGGTCCCTGCCGCCCCTTGCCCCGGAACAGGCTACCATCCACGCTCCGCCCCAGTGCTGCGCCGAGTGCGGCTCCGATCGGCCCGCCCACGGCCCCGCCGACCACCGTCAGCACCAGCGTCGCCATCCGCCCTCTCCTTGTCCCAACGCCACGCACGCACCAGCGGGAACGGCAACGCCCCCGCGCGCTCGACCACCCGCCGCAGCATCGCGTCGGCGTGGATGATTCCCGTCTCGCTCCGGATCGCCAGGTGCAGCTGCTCCGGCCCTGCGCACAGCAGCAACACATCGCCCGGCGCAGGCCGGGCGACCGGAACCAGCCCCGCCGCCCGCAACGCGGCTTCGACAGTCGCCGGATCGCCGGAGCGGATGCGATAGTCTGCCGGTATTGCGCCTGCGTGCCCGTCCGCGGCCAGCGCCACCGCCACCAGCCCGACGCAGTCGAGCCCAAGCGCCGGATCGCGGCCATGCAACCGGAACCGGCTACCCAGCGCCACCCGTGCCCCGGCAACGACCCGCGCGTTGCCAGTCATGCCCCGGGGTACCGAGTCAGCAGGTCGATCCCCGGCAGATAGGGCTCGCCCCGGAAGTTCACCGCGTTGCGAAAGCGCCCGGCGCAGGTCTCCATCCGCTTGTCACAGCCCTCGACCAGCTCGACCAGTTCGCCCCCTGCGACGGGAAGCGCGGGCAGCCGCTCCAGCGTCACGGTGGCGCTCTCGGAGGCAGCAATCGCCGCCTCGAGCCCCGCATTGGCCCCGCCGAACCAGCGCAGCCGCCCCCCGCCATAGACGTCGGCGACCGGCTCCGCCCGATCTAGCGTGACCAGCCGCTCGTCCACCGCCAGCACCCGCGCGAACCGCCGTCGTCCCGCCATCGCCACCCGGCACCGCCGGTCGCCGAACCGCGCGCGGCAGGTCGGCGACGTCTCCTCCACCACCGGTCGCTCCAGCGCCGCCGCGGCGCCGCGCAGCTCGGCGGTGAACCCGCCATCTCCCGTCTCCACCGCGCCCAGCCTTCCCTCGCCCAGCACCAGCGGTGCGGTGGGCTCGTTCCAGTCGACCGCGAAGACGGTGACTCGCGCGCCATCCCAGCGCCCGGCCAGCAGGTCCGCCGCGCAGATCGCGTCGGCGGTCAGCGGCCCGCTTGCGTCCATGCTGTCCGCATCCAGCGCATCGCTCCGCCGGATCGCGGAGGGTGTCATTCCCGGCGCCGCGCGATAGCGCAGCCCCTCGACCACCAGCTCGCGGTCGTGCGCGGTCAGGCCGATCGTCACCCCGTCGCGCCGGTCCAGCCGCCAGCACAAGGCCATCGTCGTGAGCGGACCCTGCAGCCATTCGGGCGCGCTCATACCTCCCGCACCTCGACCAGCGGCACCGAAGGCGCCGCGCCGGCAAGAAAGGTCGCGCGGTTCACCGCCAACCGATCCTCGGCAAAGCGCACGGGCACGTCGAACCGATACCCCGCGGTCACAGTCGCGCCCCGTCGGGGTGCCACATCAAGCGCCACCACGCCCCCCGCCTCCACCGCGAAGCCCTGGGTCTCCACGCCATCCACGGCCACGCGAACGCTGCCGGCGACCGGCCGGGTGATCCGCCGCACCACCGCGCCATAGTGCTTCACCAGCGGAAAGTTCGTCGCGATCGCGTCGCCAACGCCGAGCAGCTGGTCGTCCGCCCCAACCTCCTCGCCGGATGCGTTGTCGAACGGGTCCGTCAGGCGGAACGCGCGCGCGGGGCCCATCCGCGCGCGAAAGAAGGCAAGCAGCGCGGCGATGTCCGCCTCCGACCGCACGCCCGGCCCCACGTCATAGCGGGTGCGCGGCTCCGCCCAGTCGGCGTTGCGCTTCTCCGCTCCGCCCGCGCTGGTGACGATCGCGGTGGAGAGCTCCGGCGCCACCTCCGCCTCCCGGCCCAGCGCCAGCGGAAAGCGCACGTCGTCGAACGCCTGCATTCCATCCTCCCCCTCGTCGAAGTGCACAAAGCCGTCGCGGATCACCTGCGGCAGCGCCCAGAGGAAGGTCGCCGCGACGCCCCGCGCGCGTGCCGCCTCCGCCGCCCGGTCGATCGCCTGCCACTGGCGGGAGTCCTCCGGCCGCAGCACGAAGCCGGCGAAATACTGCTGCCGCTCGGGCGGATAGCCCAGCCGCGCCTCCGCCGCCGCCACTCCCCGCGCGGTCGCCGCGACATTGCCGACGGCCGCCCAGTCATAATCCTCCAGCTGGAGCACATCGAACGCGGGCGAGGCCCAGCCGATTGGCAGGTTCGCCCGCTTGAGCTCGGGTGCAGCGGCATCCAGCACCGTCGGCAGATAGGCGAGCAGCAGCGTCTCCGCCTCCGGCGCCACCTGCCGCACCGCTTCCGTCAGCGCCGCCGTCGATGCCGCCAGCACGACGCCTGCCCGATCGAGCGAGGCGGTCTGATCCGCGTCCAGCGCCCCGCGCACGCTCGCGATCGCAACCGGGTGAAGCGCGGCGCGCGCCGCATCGTCGTACAGGCACGGCCGCCCGTCCGGCATCACCCACCACCACGGCTCGCCGACCTGGAACCGCACCGCCAGGCCAGCCTCGATGGCCAAGGCGACAAACGCCTGCGCGACCTGCTGCAGGTACGCCATCGCGCCACCATGCGCCGGGGAAAGCAGCGCCGATGGCGGCTCCCACCCGGTCAACGCAGGCGCTCCGTCCACCGCACGCTGCTTCCAGTCGCCCCGGCAATGCCCGTCGAGCAGCTCGTAGGACAGCGACCAGATCACGCCATAGCCGAGCGCCTTCGCCTCGGCGGCGAAATGCCGGTGCCACGCGACACACGGCGCGTTCAGCACGCCCCCGGCCAGACTCGCGTACAGCCCGCCGCCGTCTGCCTCGAGCCGGAAATAATGGCTCATGCCGACATAATGGACGATGCTGCCGCGATACCCCAGGTGCAGCGCGTTACGCAGCAGCCGGGCGGGCGTCAGGTGATAGCTGTCGTCATAGCCACTTGCGATCGACAGCCCATGTTCGGGCAGGATCGGCGCTCCGATCGCCAGCACGGAGTCCGGGCCCTCGCAGACGATCTCCGAAAGCTCGACCCACCCCTCCGCCGGCGCTGCCAGCAGCGCGTCTCCGCCATCGAAGCCGGGCGCGACCAGGGACACGAACATTCGGTCGACATCCCCGGCCCACAGCGGATCGGCATCGTCGGGCAGTTCGAACCCGCCAATCGCGGTGGCGAAGTCGATCTCGACCAGCGCATCCTCGGGCGCGCCCGTGGCATGGTTCCACAAGCGCACATACCAGGACCGCGGCGCGCCCGCGGCATCGCGCCCTTCGATGGTCAGCACCGGCCCATGCACCGCATCGAGCGGCTTGATCCCGCCCGAACGCCAGCGGAACCGCAGTTGGCAGCCGCGATAGTCACGCGCGGTCGCATAGCCGAGCAGCGGGTGGTCGTGCCGGTCCTCCGATTCCCAGATCAGCCCCGCCAGATCGTCGGTGCGATAGAAGACGGCATCCACCCGCAGCGCGTCCGGCGCGGTGGACACGACCGAAGCCATCATCGGTCGCGGAAAGTTCACCGTCCAGAAGCGCGGATCGAACCGCGTCAGCACATCCTCCGTCTGAACGGTCCGCTCGCGCGCCAGCCAATATCCCATGCGCTTCCTCCCGTGCTTCAGTCGACGTCCATCAGCGCAGCCTTCACCGCGCGCGCCACCTGCCGGCTCGACTGCGCCAGCGCGCGCGGTGCCTCGCCCGCACTCGCGTTGACCGAAATGGACACGCGCACGTCGCGCCCGCCGCCGGCCTGCGGCACCGCCACGCTGCCGCTGCTGGTCGGCACGAACAGCTCCGGCCCGCGCTCGCCCACCCAATAGGGACGTTGCGGGCTCACCGGCCCGCCCGTCGCCCGCCCCGGCGCACCCGACACCAGTCCGAGCAGCGAGCCCAGCAGTCCGCCCCCGCTCGCGGCCCCGCCCAGCAGCGTATCGAACCCGCTGCGCATGGCGTTCGCCGCAATCTCGCCGAGCACCTGGTTGGCGATCCGCCCCAGGTCCTCGAAGCCCATCGAGCCGCTGCGCACCGCCCGCACCAGCGTCGTCTCAAGCGCGCGGCCGGCCCTGTCCACGCCGCTCGCGAACGGCCCATCCAGGCTGTTCTGCATCGCCGCCACGTCGCGTGCGAAGCCGGCGGTGTCGGCCCGCACCGACACCACCAGCCGCTCGACTTCCTCATCCATCGGGAAATGCCTCCATCAGCCGCGCAAGCGTACCCGCATCGGGCGGCGCCGTGCCCGCATCGCCACTCATTGCGCTGGCCAGCGCGCCAAGCTCGGCCGGGGTCGCCCGCCAGAAGGCCTCGGGGCTCCAGCCGAACCAAAGCCCCGCAACCCCCGCCAGCCGCACCGCGCCGTCCGCGAACCGCTCGCTCACCGTCCGCCCAGGATCTGCGCCAGCAACTGCCGCAGCGCCGGCGTCGCCGCCGCCAGCCCGCCAGCCACCACCGCCTCGCCCAGTGCTTCGCGGGTCAGCGCCTCGGGCCGTTCGCGCAGGCAGTGCCAGAACAGCGCCACCATCTCCCCCAACGCCAGCTTCCCCGCCGCCGCCCGCTCGACCAGCCCGAACAGCGGCCCCAACTCGCTCTCCGCCGCCACCAGCGCGGTGAAGCTCGGCCGCAGCACCAGCCGCTCGCCCGCAACCCGCAGTTCCGCCTCGCCGCGCGCCGGATTGGCCGGTTCCCCGCTCATGCCGACACCACCGGGCCGGAGCTCTCCAGCGCCAGCGTGTAGCTGCGCTCGCCATTGTAATCGCCGGCATAGTCGAGCCGGGTGAGCAGGAACCGCCCGGTCCTCGTCTCGCCGCTCTCGAAGCTCAGCCGATAGTCGTCGATCGTGCCCGCCAGCGCATTCGCCTTCAGCCGCCCCTCCGCCGCCGATCCGGTGAACACCCCCGCGCCCGACACGCTCACAGAGCGCACGCCCGCGCCCGACAGCAGCTCGCGCCACCCGCCGGAATCCTTGGACGTGATCGCCACCGCCTCGCCGTTGATCGACAGCTGCGTCGTGCGCAGCCCCGCCACCGTGGTGAAGCCGGGCGGCACCTGGCCGTCGCCCACCTTCAGCAGGAACGCGCTTCCCTTTTCCGCCGCCATGTTTCCCTCCTCGTCACTGCATCCGCAGCATGCGCACCCGATATTCGTTGGTGCCGGCCCACAGCCCCTCGCCCTCACGCACGATGCGGCTGCGCACCGGCACCAGGCTCGCAATCCGCCATCCCTCAGGAAGATCACGCGGCAGGGCATCGACCGCAGCATCCACCTCGCTGGCCAGTGCGCGCAGCCGCACCGGCCGCTCGCCCGCGTCGCGCAGCACGATCGCGATCCGCCCCTCGCGTCCGACCATGTCCTTGGTGCTCCAGTCGGTCAGCAGCGCCTCGGCCACCTCAGCGAACGGCCGAGCCGCGCGCAACGGCGGCGCGTCGAACACCGCCGTCACTACCCGCGCCACGCCGGCATAGGCCTTGAGGGCGGTGACCAGCGCCTCGCCCAGCACCGTCTGCGCGCTCATCGTTCCCCTCCCAGCCAGCGCACCCGCGCATCCTCGATCCGCCGCCGCCAAAGCCGGCGCCCGGAAATCGTGACAGATGTCTCGTCGCTCTCGACCCGAATGCCCCGCAGCCCCGCCGCGCCCTCGCGCGCCGCATCGCCGATCCGCGCCAACGCCGCCGCGACCGCACGCGCGGCCGCGGCCTCTCCGCGCGCGAGCAGCCGCATTCTCATCACCGCACCTCCGGCGCCAGCCGCATTCGGCGCCACGGCCGCCACAGGGCCGCCACCGCTGCCGGCGGCTCCCCGCCCGCGCTGTCGCTTGCGAACAGGTGCGCGATCAGCAGCACGATGCCCTGGGAAAGCGGTGCCGGCAGGCTGCCCCACCCCTCTGCAAGGCCGGCGCGGAAGCTCACGCGCAGCCGCCCCGCACTGCCGGGCAGCATCGCCATCACCCAGCCGACACCATCGGCGGTGAGGTCAATCGCATAGCTTTCCGCCGACAGGGCAAAGGCGCCGCCGTCCGCCGGCAAGCCCTCCACCCGGTCGATCGCGGTCACCGGCTGCACCGGCAGCGGCGACCAGCTGGCCGCCGCCGGCACCACCGCCTGCCAGTCGCGGGCGATCAGCGCATGGCCCGTAAACGCCTCGCACACCGCAAAGGCCGTGGCCGCGGCTTGCGCCAGGACCGCCGCTTCCTGGATCACCCCGATGCGCAAATGGGCGGCGGCTGCAGCGCAGGCGGCAGCGATCGCCGCCTCCGGAATGGGTCGCGTCTCCATGGGGCAGCTCCGTGATCGTTGGGCAGGAAGACAAGTCCGGCGCGGGGTTTCCCCGCGCCGGCACAGGGCGCCGCTCAGGCTGCGGCGAACTTCATCAGCTTGATCGCCTCCGAATTGCTGATCTGCCCCCCGACGCGCTTGGTCGCGTAGAAGTGCACGAACGGCTTGTTCGAATAGGGATCGCGCAGGATCTGCGTCTCCTGCCGCTCGGCGATGAGGTACCCCAAGCGGAAGTTGCCGAACGCGATCGACGCGCTGTTGGCGGTGATGTCGGGCATGTCCTCCGCCTCCACCACGGGATAGCCGAGCAGCGTGTCCGGCTGGCCCGACACCAGCCCCGGCTGCCACAGGAACGCGCCGTCCGACGTCTTGAGCTTGCGGATGCGGGTGGAGGTCGCCGCGTTCATCACGAACACCGCTCCCTGCCGGTATGGCGCGCACAGGCTCTGCACCAGGTCGATCAGCCGGTCCTGCGGCTCGCTGCCGAAGTCGCCCGCCGCTCCGCTCGGCACATATTGCAACGTGCCGAACCCGCGCGTGGCATCGCCTGCGGTCGAGACCGGTTGGCGCAAGAACCCCTTGGGCTGGTTGACGCCGGTGCCGTTGACGAACGCCTGCCCCTCGGCCGCCGCGAACTCCGCGGCAATCTCACCCGCCAGCCATTCCTCCACGTCGAACGCGGCATCGTCGAGCATCGCCTGGCTCGCCGCCGGATTGGCATAGAGGTCCCCCATCGGCGGCGACACCTCGTGGAAGCTCGGCGTCGCCGTCTCCGGCCGCGCCGCCGTCTCCGACGCCCAGCCCGATGGCGTGCCGCCGCTCGTCACCAGCTTGCGATAGCCGGCACTGCCGACCTTCACGACATTGGCGATCGCCCGGATCGGGCTCGCCACCTTCAGCAGCGTGTCGATCTGCCGGTCGATCTCCGTCGGCACCGCATAGCCGCCACCTTCTCCGGTCGTGCCGGTGAACGCCTTCATCTCCAGCGTGGCGCCACTGCGCACGAAGCCCTCGAACGCCGCACCACCCGGCCGGGCTGTCGCCCCCCCCAGCATCGGCCGGGCCGCCGGCGTCCCAGCACCCTCCACGCCTGCGAAGCTCGCCTCCAGCGCATCTGCCTTGGTCTCGATCATCACCGTCTCCCACAAACAAAAAAGGGCGCCCCACTGGGACGCCCGCACCACTCCACGAAAGCCTTGCGCGCTCAGCCGGGCGCCACCGCATGCACCCACGCCAGCGGCTGCATCGGCACCGGCACCAGGCTGATCTCAACCAGTTCCAGCCGCGTCAGTTCGCGCCACCGCCCATGCCGCGCCGCCTGCACCCGATATCCGAACGATAGTCCGCCAACCGCGCCTTGCTGTACCTGCCGCGCCAGTTGCGGCAGCTCCACTCGCCCGATCACGCGCAGCCCACGGCTGTCCTCGCCGAGCATCTCGATCCGCCCGATCGGCGGGCCGCCGTGCTGCCACAGCAGCGGCACCAGTTCGGCCTCCGCAAAGGCCCCGGCGCGCACCACGTCGCCACCCCGATCCGGCGCATCAAAGATCGCGGCATAGCCGGCGAACCGCACGCTCACCGCAGCCAGCCTTCAAAGCCGGTCTTCACCGCGACCCCCACCAGCACCAACGCCAGCAGCATCCGCACCACCCAGCCGATCGCCGCACGCGCCGCAGACCGCTTGGCATCGCGCCAGGCCGCCAGCAGTTCGCGCAGCTCCTTCATGTCTCCACCGGCCGCGGCATCCTCCAGCCCCAGCCGGGTGAGCGCGCGCATCGCCCCGACCTCGCCGGCTTCCTCGACGATCGCGCGCAGCGTCGCAGGTCAGCGCCGTCCTGCCGCGCCTGGCCCATCAGCTGCGCCAGCACCTGTGCATTGTCCATTGCCGCCTCCGCCTGATAGTCCCCGGCGATGCGCCGCCGCCTCCGCATCGTCCTGTTCGCCGCGCTTGCGGCCCTGGTATCGATCGCGTTCGTGCTGCCCTTCGTCCGCGGCAAGCAATGCACCGCCCAGGGCGGCCGCTTTGAGCGAACCACCATGGTGTGCAACCTGCCGGCGCAGCACTAGGTTCTCACGGACCCGCGCCCCGGCGGAGCCTGGCGGCGTCCGGCCCTAAAGCCCCGTCCCAACCTCCGGCCCGACGCCCACCATCGCCCGCTTCTCCTCGCGCGTCAGGAACTCCGCCCCGCGCACCTGCGACCACAGCCGCTCGCGGTCCTCCGCCAGCGCCGGCACCCGGTCGAGGTCCACCGACAGCACCGGATCGGCGAAATGGCCCGCCAGCCCCTGCCCCAGCTCCGCCAGGATCCGCTCCGCCAGCGGCAGGATCGCCAGCCGCCACAAGGCGCGATTGGCCTCGCGATAATTGGCGTAGGTGTTGTCGCCAGGCAGACCCAGCAGCATCGGCGGCACCCCGAACGCCAGCGCGATCTCCCGCGCCGCCTGTGCCTTCAGCCCGTTGAAGTCCATGTCGGCGGGCGTCAGGCTCATCGCCTGCCACTTGAGCCCGCCTTCCAGCAGCATCGGCCGCCCTGCGTTGGCGGCACCGGCAAAGCCCGCCTCCATTTCGGCGCGCAGCCGGTCGAACTGGTCGCGCGACAGCACGCCGCCATCGCCCGGATCGTACACCAGCGCACCCGAAGGCCGCGCCGCGTTGTCGAGCAGCGCCTTGTTCCATCGCGCCGCCGCATTGTGGACCGCGATCGCTCCCGCTGCGGCGCCCAGGCAGCCCAGTCCATAATGATCGTCGAGCGGATGGAACGCTTTGATATGCACCACCGCCGTCCGCCCGCCGGCATCCTCCGCCGCCAGCCGCTGCACCTGCGCGCCCACCCGGTACCGGAACGCCACCGGCCAGCCATTGGCGTCCGGCTCCACCGTCACCCGCTCGGGACGAAGTGCATAGAGCTCGCCGACGCCCCCGCGACCGTTCTCGAGCAGTTGCACGAACGCATTGCCGTGGAGCAGCAGCTGTGCCGCGATCGTCTCGACCAGCACCTGCCCCGCCGACCGCCGTGTCACCAGCCGCACCAGCTCCGGGTCCGCGCCCGTGATCGGTGCCGCCGCCACACCCTCGGCCACCATCCGCACCGCGCGCTGGGCGATCGCGTTCTCCAGATAGCCCGCGCGGACCTGCGCCTCATAGCTGGTCGGCCAACTGCCGAGCGCCGCCATCGCACCCGATGCCGCCAGCGCCGGCCGCCCCCCGTCGTGGCGTGTCTCCAGGCTCTTTTTGCCGAACCATTTCATGCTAGTTTCCTCCGCCAAGGAGAGTCTGGATGCCGCAAAGCGCACACTTCGCCCTGTTCCCCGCATCGCTGATGCTGTTCTGGCTGGGCGGCATGTTCGTCTGGGCCGGCTGGCGCATCCGTCGCCAGCAGGTCCGCCCCGCCGGCGGCGAACCCTACGCCCGCTCCGCTGCCCGCCACCTCACCATCGGCGGCAGCGTGTGCGCCGCCGCCTTCGTGCTTCTGTTCCTGTCGCTCTTCACCTGAGCCGGGCTCACAGGCCCCGTACCGAGGCCGCTCCCCGGCGGCCGAGCATCAGCTCGTCCATCGCCCACACCAGCGCGTCGGCGCGGTCGGGCGATCGGCCCGGCCCTTCATAGCCGCCGCCCGCCACCAGCCCGCACAGTTCGTCCTCCAGTGCCGGGAACGCCCCGACATGCGCCGCCCGCGCGCGCTCATACAGCGCGGCGACCGGCTCGGCCCGCGCCGACTTGCCGCGCGACGCATGCACCAGCCGCACCGGCAGCGCTGCCTCGGCCGTGCGCAGCACCGTCTCGACCATCGCGCCGCCCTGGTTCGCCTCCGCCACCACCCGGTCCGCCTCGTGCCGCGCCGCACAGGCCGCCACCGCCCGCGCCCAGCCGTCCGGCGTCAGCCCGGCGGCGCTTGCATCCTCCAGCACATAGCCGCGCCCGTCGCTCGCCACGCCCGCCGCGACGATGCCGCAGGCATCGCCCTCCGCACTGGCAGGCGGATCGACGCCCACCACCACCCGCACCAGTTCCGGCGCCGCCGCCACCCGGCACCGTTCGATCAGCGCGCGCGTCCACAGCGCGCCCGGCACATCCTCCAGCAATTCGCCGTCGAGCTCCTGCCGCCCCAGCCGGGTGCCGGCGTAGTGCGTGGTCATCGCCTCGACGAAGCTCGCCGGCAGGTGCGGGTTGTCGGCGGTGCGCCCATGCGTCTCGTGCATCCCTGGCAGGCTCCGCACCCGCCGCAGCAGCGCGCCTGGGCGGGGCGTCGTCGTCACCACCAGCTGCGGCTGCTCGCCCAGCCTCAGGCCCATCATCAGATTGTCCCAGGCCGCGTCTCCCTCACGCCACTTGGCAATCTCGTCGCACCAGCCGGCATGATGCTCGGGTCCGCGCAGCTTTTCCGGCGCGGCCGCCGAATAGGCAAAGGCCTTCGCGCCCGACGCGAAATGCAGCACCCCACCCTTCCACAGCGTCGGCTCGCTTTCGCGGGCGCTCGCCTGCAGTCCGCCCTCGCCGCCGACCATCACCCGGTGCACGTCGTCCAGCGTCGCGCCCACCAGCGCGATCCGCGCCTCGGGATGGCTGCGCGCAAAGGCCGACACCCACTCGGCCGCCGCCCGCGTCTTGCCAAAGCCGCGCCCGGCCAGGATCATCCAGATCCGCCAGTCGTCCGCGCCCGGCAGCTGTCCCGCGTGCGCCCAGCGTTCCCACCGCTCCAGCAATTCGCGGCGCTGCTCCGGCGACAACGCCGCCAGCGTCGCCGCCTGGGTTGCGGGATCGGCGGCGGCAAGCGCCGACATCGCCGCCGCGCGCTCCTCCTCCGGGCTCACGCATCGCCTCCCCCTTGCGCCCGCCGCGCGCGCGCTTCCTCGGCCGCTTGGCGCTTGCCCAGCATCGCCAGCCGCTTGAGGATCGCAGCATCAGTCTTGTCGGCCGCTCCGGCCCCCGACCTGGACCGCTTGCCCTCGGGCGCCTCCGTCTCCCGCTGCCGCTCGATCAGCCGCAGCGCGAACAGCACGTCCGGCGTCTCCAGCGGCCCGCTCGCCTCCCCGGCCAGCATGGCGCCGGTGCGCTCGATCAGCATCGCCTCCAGCCGGTCGTACCCGACCCGCAGTGCGGCCCGCCAACCCTGGGCAAACCCGGCATCGGTGCGGCACGCAGCATAGGCCTGGAGCGGCGCGATCGCGACTGCCCCGGCGGCAGCTTCGACGCTGCCGGTCGCCGCCAGATGGTCGAGAAAGCTGCGTCGTTCGGTGACGCTCAGCCCCCGCTTCGTGCAACCCGTGCGATTCGAGCCGTCCGCGATCTGCTTCGCCAT